CCAGCAGGCTTTTTGCACCGTCCACAATGCCGGAGAAAAACCCGGAGACTTTATCCGCTATCCAGGAACCGAGGGATTTGATACCTTCCCATAGTCCCGTTACGATGTTCTTGCCGATTTCAAACACAGCCCCGACTGCCTTGCCGAGGCCGGTCACGATAGCCGCGACGATTTCCGGCAGTCTCGCCACAAGCTGCGGTATGGCTTTAATCAGTCCGAACGCAAGCTGTATGGTAAGTTCAATGCCCATCTCAATGATGAGGGGCAAGTTGTTGGTAATAAAGTCAATGATAGTCATGATGATTTCGGGCAGGGCGTCAATCAGTTCCGGCAGCGCGTTCAGCAACCCTTCCGCAAGCCCCTGTATAATGGCAAAGGCCGCTTCAAGGATCTGATCCATGCTGTCCAAAAGACCCTGAACGATGGTGATAATCGCCTCAACCGCCGCAGGAATCAATTCCGGCAAAGCGGAACCAAGTCCCATCACAAGGGCGGTAATCAGCTGCACAGCCGCATCAATGAGCAAGGGCAGATTATCAATCAAAGCCCCTACGATAGTGAGCACCGCATCAACGGCAGCGGGGATGAGCTCAGGCAAAAGACTGAGCAGTGTTTCAAGCACCTGCGTAAACAGGTCGACCACTGTGGAGAGCAGCGTCGGCAGCAAGTCCCCGATTGCCCTGAGTATACCGTCGAGGGCAGGCGGCAGAGCCTTAACGATATTCTCAATGACAGGCACCACGTTATCCACCACATGACCGAATGCCTCGACAACATTACCGATCAACATTTCAATGTCAGCATCAGCGTTTCCGAGTCCGGCCATCAGATTGTCGATAGCCGATTGCATACCGGCCATAGAACCGCTTATGGTTTCAGTGGCTTCCTTTGCCGTCGTCCCGGTGATGCCCATTTCTGTCTGAATGACATGGATAGCTTCAGTCAGATCCGAGAAGGATGACAGGTCATATTTAATGCCGGATATTTTCTCGGCATCGGCGAGAAGACGCTCCATCTCAGACTTGGTGCCGCCATAGCCAAGCTTCAGATTGTCGAGCATCGTATAGTTTTGCTTGGCAAAACCCTGGTAGGCCGTTTGAATGGCGGACAGATCCGTACCCATTTTATTGGCATTGTCCGCCATGTCTGTGATGGCCATATCAGCAACTTCAGCAGCTTTTGCTGTGTCGCCGCCGAGTGATTGGATCAGGCTTGCGGAGAAACCCGTGACCGTTTCCATATACTCGTTTGCCGACATACCAGCTGTTTTAAAGGCATTCGCGGCATAGTTCTGCACTGTCTGTGACGCATCACCAAAGAGGGTGTCTACACCACCGACCAGCTGCTCAAAGTCAGCGTATGCCGAAATTACCTCTTTGCCGAGTTTAACTGCGGCTGCTCCGGCGGCAAGAGCAACAGCGCCCATTGCCGCACCGACACCTTTTAATACGCTGCCCAGCTTTTCAAATTTACCGCCGGAACTTTCAGCTTCATCTCCAGACTCTTTCAGTTCTTCACCAAGGTCATCAGCGGCATCTGCCGAATTGTCCAGTTCGCGCTCCATACCATTAAGTTCGGCTTTGGCATTGTTTAGCTGTATAGCCCAGTTCTGAGTACGGCGGTCATTTTCGCCGAAGCTGTCGGCGGCATTTTTCAAGGCGGATTCGAGGGTGGCGATTTTGTCTTTCTGAGCATCGATTGCTTTGTTCAGGACCTCATTCCGTGCTGCAACCGCCGCTACAGACTTATCCTGCTTGTCAAATTCGGAGGAGACGAGCTTCATCTCACTGCCAAGAACCTTGAAAGTCTGGTTGATATCAGAGAGCGCTTTTTTGAACTCCTTTTCACCCTCGACTCCGATTTTCAAGCCGAAATTATCTGCCATGTCTTACCACCTCCTTAGATACCGCCCGGTATGATTTCATCGATGTAATACTCGCGTTTTGGCTTCGACAAACCGTTAAACTGTTTATATATCTCCCACTGGTCGAGCAGATGGCCGATAGGCATCAGCCAGACCTCCTGCTCGGTGCGTTGGAGCAGAGACACACCGTAAAAAATCAGTCGGGCAAACGATTCTTCATCGCTTACCCGACCTTCGCGTTTTTTGAGGTGTTACCTCCAGAGGGTTCTTCCTCGCTTTCAATATGGCGTTTGGTTCCTTTATACATGGCATCCATGATGGCATTCTTGTATTCACCCAACTCAAGCGGAGAAGTGAGCAGCTCCACAGCCTCCTCGGTCAGCAGTTCCTGTTTTTCGGCAGGGTTCTGAAGATTGTGAATCAGTACCGACTGATTGGCAAGCAGTGTGATGAGCCAAACGATCTCATCAAGCGCCATCTCGAAGTTTTCTGACTTCATGAGTTTTTCGCCGAGATTGGAAAGTCCGCCGTATCTTCTGGCAATCTCTTTTGTAGCCTTGGTAGTGAGGAGCATCTCATACTCTTTACCGCCAATGTTGATAATTGCACTTCTGTCATTAGTCATTAATCAACACCTCCACCAGCAGGAGTAAAGACCGGTTCATAGACAGATGTGTACCAGCCGGAAATTACGGAAGCAGGGACGCTCGTATCATCCTCATTGACCTCAGCTTTCCACGGATGCTTCCCGTTTCCGTCAGTCTTATTGCGGCGGAACACCGTGCCCTCAATGGTCGGTGTGGAAAAGGTGATGCTGTCGCCCTTGGTGGCGAGGTTTGTCGCCGGAATGCCGAATTTAACCCTGTAGAGCCAGAAGTATCGGTAATTTCCGTTTGCCTTTTTTGCACGGAAACCTACTGCAACAGGAGCGCCGCCATCCTCGCTTCCGGAAATAACGACGTGATTGTCGTCAAGCTTTGCACCCGTCAGATCCTCAGCAGCCGTCACACCGATATCATCGATTCCGAGGGAGAGTTTACCGCTCTTGAATTCCTTCACAACCTCTGCGGGTCCGTCGTCAGCATAAAGCGTAGCTTCAGCAAGCTCGACGGACAGATCCGCTTTCATTGCTTTTGCAAGCGGGATGGGAGTACCGTAGGTTTCGGTACCGTCTGCAGCCTCTGTGATTTTTGCGTAATAGAGCTTATCAAGCCCGATAGTAGCCATTTGTTATTCCTCCAGTTCGTAGTATTTCGCCACATCGATGGCGTAGTGGTGATAGCTGGTATCATCCTCGTGTCCGATATATCGGCGGTCGGTAATAACAAAATCAGCCTGGAGGAGCATCCTCACAAGCTGATTCTTTCTTTGTAAATAGTTGTTTTTACTGAACAGCGAGATTCTGACTTCGTTTATATCCGCAAGAGGCCTATTGTCTCCGTAAACGGCAAAGGTGTCAGTAAGCGGGGTCAGCACCAGGTATTCATCGGGAGGCACTCCACTGAAGACGCCTGTTTCGACAGGGATATTTGCGGTTTCAAACAGTGTGTTCAATTCAGTTAATATGCTCATAGCTTCTCAATCTCACTTTCCAGCTTATTGGTCATAGCCTCAATGCAAGCGTCTTTTGATCTGCTTTTGGCAGGTTTCAGAAAAGGTTTCGGAGGCTGGCCATGCCTGCCGTATTCAAGGATGTTGGCAAGTTTGGCATTGCTGCCGCCGTCAGAGCGTGGTTCTGCAAATCCTATTTTCACGTTGAAATTACCGTCTCTGTCCTGCTTTGCCGGAGATACACCAAGCGCAGATTCAAGTTCTCCGGTGGAGCGGCTTTTAACCTTTGTGTTTTTACCGACCACAGAGGAAAGATTGCTTTTTACCTTGTCGTACACGACTTCGGCTCCGGCTTCAAGAACCTTCGGTATGATCTCATCGGTCTTTTCAGCCAACCTTGACACTTTGAGCAGGAATTCCTCCGGCATCTTGAAATCGACCTTAGCCATCAGCGCTCACCGCCAATACTTCAAGATACATTCCACGGCCCTTTACATTTTCAACCGAGTATATGTTGTAGCGTTTGCCCTCGCAGACGATAACATGGCGGTTGTGAAGAGCAAGTCCGGGAATCGTGCGGAGACGGAACAAGGCATTCACTTCATCTGATTGCGCCATGTTACGCCACTTTTCCGTAGAGTTTTTCTGCTCAAAATATGCCCTGACTGACGCAAGAACAGTATCGCCGTGAATAACAAAACCGTCAGCATCCTTCGTGGGTTCGGTTGAGATAATATCGATGAATGTGTTCATTTTTCCAAAACTCATGCTCACACCTTCCAATCCCGGTCAAGTTTAAGAAGAAGGTTGACCGTATTCCATACCTGCTGTCCGGCCTGAACGTTGTCGGCGAAAAAGCCGCCGGTGCTGCCGTCCCGGCTCTCATAAAAATGGGACGACAGCATAATGACGGCCTGCTCTGTGGTAGGCGGCATAGGATGGTCCTTGTAGAATTTCTCCGGAAGGTGCTGATAGCTTTCGGCATAGGATACGGCGGCGGTGATGTACATCTGCAGGAGTTCATCGTCCGCCGTATGCTCAAGAATAAGATTTGCCTTTACTTTTTCAAGCAGTGTCATACCGCCACCGTCCTTTCCTTATTCTTCGGTTTCCGGTTCTGCGATGACAACAGAGAATACGGCAGTTGGATAACCGGATGCCCAGAGCGTGAACGACTTCGGCTGATTTATGATTTCGTCGCACTTCAGCCACATCACAATATCTCCGGCCTGCCCGCCGACTGCAGCAGCCTCAGCTACATCGGCTGAGGTCAGCTGACTGCCGTTATACTTAACTGCCGTGATGGCAGGAAGCCCTGTGGTGATGAGGATGGCAACCCATTTGTGGGTTCCTTGCGCGGGATTCGAACTTTCATACGCAATCAGCTCGTCAACCGGAACAGTGACTGTAATGACATTGTCATCGAAAGTGATGGATTCGACTTTGCCTTGATTGGCTGTCATATCTTCGCTCAGAGCAGTGGTGACATTAGCTGCTGAGACATTCCACGTATCGGGTTTCATCAGTCCAGTGTCCTTCAGTTTCAAAAGCAGCGCGTTGAGGTCGTCCTTGAGCCCGGCAACATTTGTGGCAGTACTTGCGGCTTGATTCGGTGCAGAAGGAAGCCCCGTTACCGAGGCTCCCTCCTTAATCTCAAGAGTTCCGCCGATTACGGTTTTCTCGCCGCCCTGTTCGGTGTAGTTTTTCGTGTTATAACTCATACTGCACCTCCGTTAAGCCTTCTGCTGGAGCACCTTGACAGCCTCCGGCAGAATGAGTTTGCCGTCAACACGCTGGGTGGCAACAAAGCCTACCTGACCGGTTGCAGCGTAGAGCTCATTGAGTCTCTTAAACACACGTCCCTGGCGGTCGGCTATCCAGTAATAACTGAAATCGCCGAACACGATGCTCTTTGCGCCTGCGGCAATTGCGGGTACATATGCCGAGGTATACAGCGGACGGTTCAAAATGGTGTCAGGAGTGCCGGCCTGCAGAGAGGGCTGCCAGAGATACTGACCGTTGCCGTCTTTCAGCTTGCGGATCGCCTTTACGGTGGCATCGTTCATGACGAACACTGCTTTGTTTCTATAAGGTGCTTTCAGCGAATAGAACAGGTCAAGTACCTCTTCAATCGTGATAGCCGCAGCGCCTGCTGTGGTCACACCGACTTGAGCACCACCGGTTGCAGCGAGGATACCGGTCGGTTTACCGGAGCCGTCTCCTGTGAAAAAGGCTTCTTCCTCCTTGCTGCCGATACGCCTTGCGAACTCCCTCGAAATATAGGATTCAAGAGGAAATACACTGTCGTTCAGCAGTTCCTCGGAAACCTTGATCATTGTTCCAAGCTTGTAAGCGCCGATGGAAACCTGACCAAAGCTGTCATCACTATCGAGGATAGCGCCTTCCTCATCGATCCAGGAGGCTGTACCCTTTGAAGCTACGACCGGAATCTTACGATCCCCGGAGGAAGTGGTAATGACCTTTGCCAGCCTGCGGAAAATGTTCTCTTCATCAAGCGCCTCTACAAGTGTGCGTTCGAACTCGTCAGGGACAAGGTATCCGCCTTCAGAATCGGTGCCGATCTGCAGCGCATTTTTCACGATAGGATCAAGGCCCTCACCGGCGCGGGTACGCATGGCATTCCAGAATGCTTTTCTGTACTCATCGGACGCTCTTCCTGTTTTGGTTTCCATACCGGGAACGGCAGGCTTGCCCGTGAGAGGTGTGTTCAGGGGCTTTGAAAGCTCTCGGTCAAGGGCTTCCTGCTTCTCAAGACGGTCAATTTCTTTTCCGAGAGCGACTACGTCGGCTTCCATTTTCTCATAGGTAGCGGTGTCTTCAGGGGAAACCAGACCGTCAGTACCGCGTTTAGTATCGAGGAAAGCCTTAGCGGCTTCCCATGCCTTTGCACGCTTTTCGCGCAGTTCAAGAATTTTGTTCATTGATGTTACCTCCATAAAATTTAGTGAGAAATTAAAGAGAGCCGCTTCTCAAGCGACTCAATGGGTGTGCCTTTGTTCTGTTTGGGTATCTTGGGTTTGACCTTGCTCAGCAGCGAGTTCGTTACCGCTCTGCGGCTGAAAGCATAGGTGACATCCTCCAGTTGAATCCGCTTTTTCTCATCCTCCAGAATGCCATCGGCAAAGCCTAATTCAATTGCTTTGTTGGCATTTAGCCAGGTTTCAGCATCCATAAGGTGAGAGAGCTTCGCACGGGACTGTCCGGTTTTGATTTCATAGGCATTGATGATGCTTTCTTTGACTTCGTCCAGCATGGCGATGGCCTTCTGCATTTCTTCGCTGTCGCCGATTGCGATGGTAAGCGGGTTATGCACCATCATGAGGGCTGTTGGGGCCATCAGCACCTCAGTTCCCGCCATTGCGATAACGCTTGCTGCCGACGCCGCAATACCATCGATTTTTACGGTAACTTTGCCTTTGTAATCCATGAGCATGGTATAGATCTGACTCGCAGCGATACAGTCGCCGCCGGGAGAGTTGATCCAAATAACAATGTCACCCTCTCCGGCATTCAAATCAGCTTTAAATGCTTTCGGGGTGACATCGTCGTCAAACCAGCTTTCCTCAGCAATTGTGCCGTCAAGATAGAGCGTTCGGGTTCCGGTATCTTCATCCCGAGCCCAGTTCCAGAATTTCTTCATTCGGTTGTTTCCTCCATTCCTGTTTTATTTGCGAATGCGCCTGCGTCCTGCAGTTTGGTCATCGCACCGTTGATAAGGTAAAGATCGCCGCCAAGTTCCGCAGGGATACGGTCGAGGTTTTCAAGCTCACGGATATCATTCGCGCTCATCCATCCGTTTTGTCTTGCGGTCGCATAACCGCTCATACGGCTTTCGTAATCGCCGCGCAGAAGTCCGTCCACGTTGAACTTGATAAATACTGTAGGTTTTTCGCTGTCGGAAAGCAGGGTGCGGCACATGGACTGCTCCCAGCGCACCACCCACGGGTCGAGCGTGTATTTCACAAACTCAAGGCTCTGCTGCTCGATGTTGCTGAAGGACGACTTTTCAAGATCGGCGAGCATATGCGGAGGCACTCTGAAAATACGGGCAATCTCATTGATCTGAAACTTTCGTGTTTCCAAAAACTGCGCCTGTTCCGGTGAAATCCCTATGGGCTGATACTTCATGCCTTCCTCAAGCACGGCCACCCTGTGTGAATTTGCTGAACCTTGGTAGGCGGCATTCCAGGATTCCTTGACCTTCTGCGGGTCCTTAATCGTGCCGGGATGTTCAAGCACACCGCCCGGTGCAGCCCCATTAGCAAAGAACTTAGCTCCGTATTCCTCTGTGGCGATTGCGAGGCCTACCGCGTTCTTTGCCATTGCAATGGGTGAGTAACCAACAAGCCCGTCAAATCCTAAGCCCGGAATATGCAGGACATCAGCAGGGGCAAGATAAACCTGGTTGTCTTTGCCGAGTGAAGGTACGTCCTCCGAGCTGCGCTGATATAAATAGAAAAGCCGGCCGTTTGCATCACGGTCGACTGTCATCTTGTTTGGCATCAGAGGATAGAGTGAAATGACCTCGCCTTTAGCATTGCGTATGATCTGTGCATAGGCATTGCCCCATAATAAAAGATGACTCATCAGAGTTTCTCGGAACGCAAATGAAGTCATCTCCGGGTTCGGCTCGTCGTGGAGCAGCTTATATAACGGGTGTTTCAGATATTTCTCTTTGCCGCCGCTGTCGTTGTACTTATATACATGTAGCGGCAGACCCGCCAGCGTTTCGGACAATATCCTCACACAGGAATAGACCGCCGTCATCTGCATGGCAGTATGCTCGTTAACCGGCTTTCCCGAGCTTGTGCTCCCAAAAAAGAAGTTGTACCGACTGCCGCCAAGCGTATTTTTAGGTTTGTCACGCGCCTTGAATATTCCATGAAAGATTCCCATAGACATCACTCTCCTTTGCTAAAAAATAAGTAGACCGCGTTTGTCATATACACTCTCGCCATTGTCATTTCCACAGCGAATCGCACGGTCAAGCGCCATAATCGTAGCAACAACCCCGTCTATTTTTTCTGTGGATTTTTCCTTGGTGGCTTTGATGTTTCCTGCATCATCTGAGCGAATACACACATTGTCCATCATCCAGCGCAGCACCGGGTGGCCGCCGTGGGCAAGTTTCTGCTCCAG